ATCAAATCCTCTAGTATATCTTTTACCAGAGGCTGTAGCCCTTTGAAACTCTGCAATCCTCGCGGCAGTAAATTTTTGTCCTTCAATAAATGATGCTTTTAATTCTTCTTTTAATGCTTCCATTTTTTGACTTAATTCAGCGGCTCTTTCAAAATTTCCTTGAGAAATCATCTCATCTCGTTGTGCTTCTAATTCTGCAATTCTATAATTTTCATCTACTAATTTTTGGATACCATCAGTTTGCTGTTTATTTAAATCATCAACCTTTGCTCCAAGTTCTTGTGCCGCTTGTGCGGCAGATTCATCATTTAAATTTACTTCATCTGCTTCTATCATTGCTTGCTGTACAGCATCAAAAATTCCCATTGGATCAACAGCAGATCTTTGTGCATCTTCTATTCCAGTAAAAACTTTATTCAATGCATCTTGTACACCTGCGGCAATATCTGTACTACCTATTACGTTTCTTACATCTTTTATAGCCGCTGTTCCTAATTGTTCTAAACGTTTCATTGCTTCTGTTTGTACTGCAATTACTGTTTTTCTAATTTGTTCTTGCATAGCAACAGTTTCTTTTATTAGTCCTTCAGCATTTTGTTGTGCTTCTTGTTGAGATCGTGCAGTTTCTTTCATAGATTCAATCACTGTACTTAGATCTTGTGCACCTTGTGCGGCCGCATCAGTTGCTTGTCTAAAATCAAAAGTAGATTCATATAGGTCTCCAACACCGGCTGTAACATTATTAATATTACCTAGCATTGCGATTGATCTGAAGTCCTCATCTTTTAATCTTTGCATAACACTACCTTGTGTTCTTGACATTTGGCTATCAAAAGCAGAGAAGTCACCAGTTTTGTTGGCTTGACTATATTGAGACGAAAGTTTTTCCAGTTCAACACCAGCATCACCTAATGTGGACATTAGTAATTTACTTGAGTCTGATACAGGAGCACCTATTATTGTAAGTTCTTCAAATAGTTTTGCTACATTAGGACCCATTGTTGAACTTATTTCTTGTGTTGCTTTTTGAAAAGCCATTGCTCCTTTTTCACTTTGGCCCATTAAGAATGCCTGTACATTACCTTGCCTTCTTCTTTCTCTCATTTCGGCGGCAATCTCATCTTTTTGTTTTCCAGTGAGTTTTGCTAATGCATCCATAGAAGTTGCCATTTCGTACGCCGCCTTATTAGCAGTTCCGTTTGCTAATTGATTTTGTAAAGTGCTTGCTTCTTGAAGTTCTCCAAAAAGTGCTAGTGATTCATTTATATCTCCAACATTATATCCCATCATACGTAATCTATTTGAGAATCCTGCACTATCATCTAAAAATCCTTTGCTAAAATTTCTAAATGTTTGTGTACCTTGTTCTACTGTTCCGCCAAAACCTCTCATGGAATCTTTATTTTTAAGAAAAAATTCAGTCATATCTTTTACTTCCATGCCCATTTCAGCCGCGGCTATTTTTATATCAGCCATTTGAGCACCAAAAGTAGCACCAAGTTGTGTTAACTGTTGATACTCTCCTAAACTACCTTCTGCAAATTTTACTAAACCATTTACAGCCTTACCAAATGTTCCTAGTATTTTGGTGTTTGTTTCAAGTGCTTGACTATATGCACTGATTGACTGGCTACCACTCAACAGGTTACCGGCTAGTCCTAATGCCGCACTTGCCGCACCTTTTGCTTCTTGAGTTAAAGAACTTAGGATTCCGGTATCTTCCGCCATATTAATAAAACTCCTATATTATTGGATATAAATACACGTATATAAAGTATTTATCTAAGGAAAATATACATGACTGTAACTGAAAGTCCTTTAAAAAAATACAGAAGACAGCCTAAGATTCAAATAGATTTACCAAGTCAAGGCAAATGGTATCCTAAGGATACACTTCACAATGGTAGTCATAGTAATTTATCTGTCTTTAGTATGACAGCAAATGATGAAGTTTTATTCAAAACTCCTGATGCATTATTCAATGGAGAAAGTACTGCTAATGTAATTAAAAGTTGCATTCCAGCAATTCTAGATCCATGGAGTATGCCTATGATTGACATTGATACTGTATTGGTTGCAATTAGAATTGCATCTTATGGTCCAGATATGAATGTTACTAATCCATGTCCAAGTTGTAATGCAGACAACACTTATGCAGTTCCTTTGAGCAAATATATAGACCATTATGCAGGAAAAGTTTATACTGATACTGTAACACTTGACAATTTTACTTTTTATTTACGCCCTTTAACTTATAAAGAGAATACTGCAAATCAAAAAAGATTGATGCAACTTAGACGTAGCATCAATTATGTGTTAACCAACTACAAAGATGATGAAGCAAAACAAGAAGAATTATTAGACGGGTCATATAAAGAAATTGCTCAATTGAGTTTGGATACAATGTTATCATCAGTGAAATCTATAGTTGTTGATGGCGAAACGGAAGAAGATAAAAAAGAAATTTTTGATTTCTTTGAAAACAACGACCGTGTGTATTTTAATAAAGTAAAACAAACTATTGAAAAAAATATCAACGACTGGGCATCTATGACACATGATGTCAAGTGTGAAAGTTGTGAAGCAGAACACACACTCAATGTAAGTTTGGATCAATCTGATTTTTTCGCATTAGGCTAACGTCTCTTAATGACGCTGAAGTCGAGGCGTTAGCCCAAGAATACGAAAATGAAATCAAACAAATTAAAGATAACTGCTATCGTATGAGTTGGTATCTAAGAGGCGGTAGTTCTTATGCTGACTTGATGTACGATACTGATCTTGAAGACCACGAAATAATTGGTAAATTAATCAAAGATAACATTGAAAATACTAAAAATTCACGACTACCATTAATTTAAAAATCGCCAAACAATTTACGTAAAATATTATTCTTTGCTTTTCGCAAAGGACAACTATTGTCTAAATGTTTTGATTGTTCTGGTGCTGTTCTACACAACGGCTCGGTTCTATGAAAGCATCTGTGTGGACAATGTGCTGTGCCATGTAACGTATTGTCCGCTATCAACGAGTAAACTATACCAATCATTGCGGTCCAGGTCGTGCATCAGGATCAGCAGGCAATCCAGGAGTTGAAACAGGTTCTATATCTAAATCTCCCATGGCATCTAAAGTTTCATCGTCTTGTTGATCTGCCATGTTGTTTTGCATTGTGCTACCAAACAACTCATCAAGCAACAGTTGTCTTTGGTTTTTATTGATATAAGGAACCAACAGGTCCTCTGCATCTGTGCCTGGCGGAAATAATAGATCTTGGAATACCAACTTTGCCCATTCACTTGAAGCATAAGCAGTTCCTTTTGCACCTTCTGCTGAATAACTTCTCTTGGTAAATCCTGCACCAGCCGCATCTCTAACACCTAGTGTATCCAATAAATCAAAATCCAAACCTGTAACAGCATTTACAGCATTTGCCGCGGCTACTGTGGTTCCACCAATTATTTGCAATCCTGCACTTGCCCAAGTGTCAGTTCCATAACTCAACACCCACATGGCAAGTTTTCTCTGTACCCAAGGACTAGCAAGTGCCGCCATTGCCAATTGAAATCCTACTTCTGTTACCAACATGCTTACTATAGATGGTATTGCACCTACACCTGTGGCCGCAAGACCTAATTGTCCTGCTCTAATTAGATTCCTCAACTGCTTTATTGCTGATAGTAATCTAGTTTTTGAAGCCATGTAAGCAATCATAACTGCGAGAATTTGTGCAACCCATAGACCGTACATGGTTTCTACAGCCTCTTCAAATGGTGTCCCATCTGGTAACTGTGTTCCTGGCTCAATGCCTTCGTTGTATTGATCTCTTAGTGTTTCAATGTTGATCAACAAACTTTGCCACATAATGGCACTAACACCAAAGAAACCTAGCATTCTCATCCAACGTGCAAATTTTACATTGTTAAGAAGTCCAGCAACACCTTTTCTGCTTTTAACTTGTTCCCAAGTAAGTTGTGTTGTAAATCCTTTGCTTGCCCAACTGCCAAGTTTTTGTGTTTTATATTTTTCTTTAATTTTGTCTAAAGCATTTTTGTTTTTGCTTTTATCTGCTTTTTTAAATTCTTCTAATGCTTTTTCGGCATCTGCTTTGCTGTTAAATTTATAAACTTCGTCCTTACTTATAGAAAACTGAAAAGTCTTTCCGGATTTTTCAGTGGTATACATATCACCAAGATCAATAACCTGTGCTTTTTGTAAAGGAAATTTTGCATCTTTGAAAACATTTCCAGATGTCTCTTCAAATAGTATAGAAGTTGTAAAGTTTAGTTCTGAGAGTTTCATGTATGTATTTATTAACTTAGAGTTGAACTACGTTCAACTGTGTTTTTCGCTATCGCTCAAACACTTTATTATCAAGTGCTTTGCACTTGCGTTTCATGTAGATTTTCTTGTCAGACGGAACCTTACGCAAGGTCCCATCATCTCAGTCGCTTCATGTGAGTCATTCCAGCCGAGATCGGAAGTAGGTATTTTTGACTTGCTCTATGGGCTCTGACCTTTCCCAACCTACGTCGACTAGACGAAAAATTTGCGAAACCGCATTGCTTCGCAACCGCTTCGCGGCTTCTCCGCCTTCTCCTGCTTCGTTCCTAATGCACGGAGTTTTCTAGAGCAATAGCCTGTTGGACAACACTAGATCTGATGTATTATTTTTTTAATACAACGCAAAGTGAATCGAGCAACCTCGATTAAACAATGTCCTTATATTGCCTTAATGCTTCTTTGAGAATTTTTGAGCCGCCTACCCGTACATTTATAATTCCGTTGTAATATTCGTCTGTCTCTAATACGCCGCGGATAAATTGCTCTTTTGCCTCTAGGTAACTTGCTACACCTCTACTAGGACACATATATAATATTTCTCTAGTAAAGTTTTCTTCGCCTAATTCTTTTACATCTTCGTTCAGTCGATCTGAACTTCCCCAATAATCACGCCAGTCACTTTCTTTGTAACCTCTGCGTTTATTTTTTTTGCCTTTTAAAGGTGGCTTTGTTGTTTTAAACTTTGCAAGTTTTTTGCCTATGTATTTCATATTGTTGATTTTGTTAGTAATCAAATAAACAAAACCTTCGCAGTCATCTGGAAGAGTTGTTATTTCTTTATCTTTATAAAACCAACTCATATACTATGTAGTCTTCTTATGACTATTGTGTTGCCATTTTTGACTTTTTCTAATATCATCTAATACTACATTATATTTTTCTTTTACTTCTTCTTGCCTTTTCTTTGCTAGTGTAATAATTTTTCTAAGTTCTCGCCTTGTTGTTCTTTTTGTTCTTTCACTTGGACTTCTTTCAAAGTCTTCACTTGCTTTGAAATAATTTAAAAAAGTTTGTGCCAATTCATCGTGTGTGTCATTCATTTGTTGTGCTTTGCCACATTTCTTGGTAAAACCATAATGGCCATGTTTTCATTTTAAAGGTATAGTTTTCTTTTGTATATAAATTTTTGTAAAAGTCTAAAATACTTTTATTTTTTGATCCTTGTTCTGTGTGTTTTTTTATTTCTTCTCTAGTTTTTTTAATATATTCTATTTGTTGTTCGTGTGTACTTCTTTGAGGATAATCTTTTAAATCTCTCACCCAATTATTTGCTAGGCATAACCAAATTGCATCAGGAAATGCGGTTACATATCCAACATTGCTATCAACACAATTGGCTTCATTGTAAATTTTGTCTTTAATTAAATTTACATGATTAAGTTTTTTGCCTAACTGTTTCATATCTTTCCAAAATTTATTATCATTTCTATGACTCAATGTATAATGCACAGAAATAAATTCAGCGATATCATCAAAATAATAATTCATTTTCCTGTTATAGTAATCCTTATCTAGATTCCTGTTAAACATCCAAGAAATACGTTTCATTCCAGCAATGCCTGTTGCTATTGCTGTTGCTTCTAAAGGATCAACAAAACCTGCGGCCATACCTACAGCAAAACAATTTCCAACATTAGGTTTTTCTAATCTACCAGGATGCCATTTTAGCAGTCTTGGTTCTTTTAAATTCTTATTACCAATTATATTTTTATAATGTTCTAATGCATCTTCATCAGAAAAATATTTGTCACTATAAATTTGTCCTGAACCTATCCTATCAAATAAAGGAAGATGGAAGTACCAACCCATTTCGTTTGCAATACTTCTAGTGTAATTTACAATTTCTTCTTCTTTATTATCGTATTTTAAAGGACTTACCCAGGCACTATTCATTATGTTTGCTTCATACTCTTTAAATTCTTGAGTAAGTTCTTTAATTAAAACTCTTGACAATCCAGAACAATCAACCCATATATCAGAAGTAATTACTTCACCTGTTTCTAATTCAACGTTTTTAATACCAGTTTCGTCTGTATTGACTTTTGTGATAGTTGAAATTTTTTCTATTACTCCTTTTGGTTTGCAAACATTTTCAATTAACCACGGAGCAACTTTTTCTGTATTGATATGATAGGTATAATTTCCTGTTGTTGACATCATATAATTAAAATCATTATCAAAAGGCATCTTTTTTTGTTTTGCATATTGATAAAATGGACTTATATGATGATACATATATAAATCTGGTGCAAGATTATTATTTTGTACATCAATCCATACATCTATACTTCTTAGATCTGTAGGTCGTGTATTATAAGAGTTATGCCAATCCTCGTTTTTCTCAATATCATATGCCCATCGAAAGTTTCTAATGACATTTCTATCTGTCCATCCTTCCATACTGTTGCCGTATTTGAAAATACTGCCAGTTTCTCTCATAAATTTTTTTTCATCAACACCTAAACCATTTATTATACTCGCCATGTGAGGTGTTAAACTTTCACCAACACCTATTTTTGGAATTTTGTCACTATGAATAAGAGTTACAGTTGATTGCGGAAAGTCTCTTTGTAAAAAAGCACTGGCTAAACTGCCAGCAGTACCTCCTCCAACAACAGTAATCTTTTTTATTTCCATTATTCTATATCCAAATCCGTTGCATAACTAGTAAAGCCATTTTCTTTAACAACTTTTAGAACATTATTCACTCTACCAACTAGTTCATCCTTATGACTTATTAAGTATATATTCTTTTGCCTCTCTCTGCCCATCTTTTTAAGAACGCTGAGAGAATTTTCTACGCCTGCTGTATCCATACCACTATCAATTAACTCATCTATGAATAATAAGTTAACACTTTGGTATAAACTTTCCCAAACATCTCTAAAAGCAAAGGACATACCTAAAATTAGCCTGTTTCTTTCGCCTCTTGACAGATTATCAAAGTCTAATTCTTGGCCTAGTTGTGTAATTTCTACATTCAAATCGTTTTGGAATATAACTTGGTGTGGTAATCCTAATTTATCAAGATAATATGTAAGCCTATTGTTTAAATATGTTAAATTTTGATCTATAATCTTTTTTCTAATGAAAGAATCTTTATTTGTAAGTAATTTAAATAAAAATTCTTGATGATCCTTAACATTTGTCAATTGATTTACTGGTTCCCAATCTATTTTTACGATTGCAGTATTACTTAATTCATCTATTTGGTTTTGATAAGGATCTTCCTCTTGTTGTTTATTTAACAAAGTTTGTTTTAAATTATCTACGTTGTTTCTGTGTTCATATGCTTCTTTTGCAGTTTCATAAAACGTATTAGGTTTTCCATTTATATTACCTATTGCTTCAAGCGAAGACATTGCATCGTTTAATTTGTCAGTTACTTCAGTTTGATATGCTAATGCATCGTTAAGTTCTTTTGTTTTTCTTAGAGTTATTTCTTCTTTTTTGTGGTCTTTTAACGGCTGTCCACAAGTATAACAAGTTGCACTATCCAAGTTTGAGATGTCTTTTTGTGCCTTTTTAACAGAACTATCTGCCCGTAATTGTGCAGACTCTAGTGTGCTTTTTTCTTTGTTTAAAGCACTTATTTTGTTATTTAATTCATTCCAATTTTGTAGTTTATCATGCGAATCTAATTCAGTTTCTATATCTAATTTTTCTAATTCTTCAATTGATTTTTTAATTTTTTCTTCATCTGTACGTCTTTTTGATTTCCAAGCACGTTGATTTTTTATTAATGTATCAATAGAGTCTTGTATTTTTTCATTTGCAGTTTGTATAGCATTTATTTTTAATGTTTCTTCTGTAATAGCATCTTTTGTAAGTCTTATTTGATCTTTTAACTTATCTGATTTTTCAGAAAGCATTGTTATACCTAGTAATTGTTCAATAATCGCTCTCTGATCATTTGTACGCATTGACAAAAATGGTTCGGTATATGTGTTTAGTGCGACAACATGTTTGAACATATCGTGACTCATGTTCAATAATACATTAATAGATTCTTGAGTCTTACGACTATCGCCTTGACTTTGATCTTCCATATCAACTTGTTCAGTTTCGTTGATATAAAATTTAAGAATATTAGGAGAACGACCTCTTTCTATACGATAGTTTGCTCCTGCTTTTTCAAAATTAAGGGTGACCAACATACCTTTAGAATTAGTCTTGTTAATAAGATTATTTCTCTTGATGTTGGTCAGTGCTTGGCCGTACAAAGCATAAGATAATGCATTTATTATCGTAGTTTTTCCTGTACCGTTACGTGATCCAGTATCGTCACCTCCTTGATCTAAGTTTTCACCAAGCACAAGTGTAAGTTGTTCACGATCAAAGTCTACGCCTTGTGTAACATTTCCTACACTCATAAAATTCTTTACAGTAAGATCTTTAATTTTTATCATAGTTCGCTATAAATATCCAATAATAATTTTTTATTAAACTGATCACTATCAATTGCAAGTATTTCTTTGCTTACTATTTCGTCTACACTTTCAAATTTTGCAATATCTAAGTCTGAGTTTACTTCTTCAATATGTTTTTGCGGAATTAATGTTATTTCTCTACAATCATAGTCGTTAATAAAAGTTTCTTTTATAAAACTTGCTTCTTCATAACTAATAGGAAGATCTAATGTAACTCTAAAATACATTTTAGATTTAATTAATTTGTCTTTTTCATCTATTAGTTGAGATAATTTAATTGTTCTATATTTAGGACAGTCGTTCCAATCTAAATAAACAGGTTTTGCATTATTTTCTTTGTCAAGAATCATCATTCCGCGTTTATCGTCCCAAGCATCTGCATAGTTATGCGGAAATGCATTACCTAAATAATGTATTTTTCCTTGTTTTTGTCTTTTATGGAAGTGTCCACTGAAAACATATTCTTGATTTTTAAAATGTTCTGCTTGCAATTCGCCATTATCGGGCATTTGTACCATTGCGTTCATATAAAAACTTGGTAATTCAAAATGTCCAAACAAATATTTGCTTTTAATATTAGGAATACGTTTCCACTCATCTTCTACAAGCCAAGGAATAAATGCAACATCATCTTTTTCAAATATTTCATTTATTATTGTAATGCCTGGAATATGTTTAGCAAATTCTGTAGATTTTACATCTCTTTTATCTTTATAGTATAAATCATGATTGCCAGCAAACATATAAAAATTTTCAAAATGTTTTCCTAACTTTTCTAAACACCTTATAGTTGAATCCATTGTAGTTAAATTCAAACTATTGCGAGTATGATGCCAATCACCGCAAAATATTCCTGTTTCGCAGTTATTTTCTTTAGACTGTTCTATATACCAATCTATAAAATCTTCGCAATCTTGATTATGAATTCGTGAGTTACCTTTCATACCTAAATGTATGTCAGTAAATACTGCCGCTTTTTTGAACAAATTAAAACTCCTTCTTTGTTACTATAACAGAAAATTTAGTGTTTGTCAAACTAAATATTGAGTTTTTCTTCTTGTTGTCTTTTCATTAAAGCGTCCCATTCACCTTGATGCTGTCTAGTATGACTAGGCATTAGATCATTCATTTCTAAAATGTCATCACGTATATTTTGATTTCTCTTTTCTAAGTTAATTACTCTAACAAAAGAGTTGGTTACTGCGGCCGTATAGTAAGCAAATGGATTATTAGACTTAGATTCGTCAAATTGTAGTCCTATTTGGGCAAGTTGTAAAATTGCTTGTCCTTTCATTTCATCATTATATGTATAACCTCTAACATTTCCTCGTGTTGCGTATCTCTCACATAATTTAATCCACATACGAGCAAGTTTGTCGGTTGCTTTACCATGTTCTTTGCTAAAATGTCCATTTTCCATTCCGCCTATCCAATGACTTTTACCTATACATATTAATTCATCATCTTCATTAAATTTGTAATGATGAAATGGTGGAAAATTTAATTTTTGTTTTGTATCTGCAATAGATCTTGGATTTTTCTTACGTCCTGGCTCGTCGGGAATATGATCAAATGTCATTATTCTAAATATTAATTCTTGCTTAGTAATTTTTTTGTAGTCTACTTCGCATTGTGCTTGTTTTACTTTTTCTCCGGCCTGCTTTCGTCTTTCGTATTCTTCTTGTGATAATCTTTTTGCCTTGTTTCTTTTTGCTTCTGCTACTGTTCTGATGTTAATTTTGTCTACACTTGTTAAAATTATATCGTATCTTGCATATTCTGATTCTGTATAACTACAGAAAGAATTTTTAGAGTCATGTATTTCTGCTAACATGTCTTTGTTGTTTAAGTAATTGATTTTTCTCATGGATTTTCCTTATCTATAATCCTATTATAATATACGCAGTTAAAAAAGTCAACTAAATAATGTTGTAGGAGACAAAAATGACAAACAATCCAATACAAAGCAACTCTGCAACACAAGGTAGTGAAAATTCCCCCAATATCTTTTCAGATATTGCAAATTTTTTAAATGTGTCTAATGATCTAGTAAGTGCTATTAGATCAAAGAATATTTTTGCAGGTGCAGAACCTCCCAAAGCAAATTCTAGCCAAGCAGTTTTTCTCCCAACTTCTGCTGAGAATGGAACTGATTGGCGTGTTAGATTAAGTTTACCTACAATAGGCACCTTTTCAACTAGTCCTATATTTACCCCTTTGCAAAATACAGGTAACAGTTTAGTTTTTCCTGTAAATCCAGCAATTACTATGAATCATACAGCAAATTATAGTGAAATACATCCTGTGCATAGTAACTATTCATTTCCACAATATACAAATAGTAGAACAGAAGATATTACTATTTCTGGCGAATTTCCTGTGCAAAATGAAAAAGACGGACAGTATTGGGTCGCCGCAATACATTTTTGTAGGAGTGTTTCAAAAATGTTTTACGGAGACACAAGCAATAAAGGCGCACCTCCACCAATATTAAAATTAAATGGGTATGGACAATTTGTTCTAAACAATGTTCCTGTGGTACTGGTTAATTTTATGTCTGATATGCCAAAAGATGTCGATTATATTAAAACACCTGTATTTGCTGGCAATGGTTTAGAAGTAGGCTTAAAATATAATTGGGTGCCTACGTTAAGCACTATTACTTTAACATTGAGACCTGTATACAGCAGAACAAAAGTTTCTCAATTTAGTTTGGATAAGTTTGTACAAGGTGGACATATAGACGAAGGATTTATTTAATGCAATATACTAAAAGTAGTCCATGGCATAACACATCTTTTAATCAAAGTGGAGAATTAGGTGTTTTAAATATTCGACCTGTGCCTGCAGAAGACGATGATATATACTATACTATTGAATCACAATACAATTATAGACCTGATTTACTTGCATATGATCTTTACGGTTCAAGTAAACTATGGTGGGTATTTGCACAAAGAAATATGGACACAATAAAAGATCCTGTATATGATTTTAGAGTAGGTACAAAGATTTTTTTACCTAAATCTTCAAATCTTAAACAAACACTAGGATTGTAATGACAATAAAACCTAATATACTTAAAGATTTTGCATCTTACAACACTATTTTTAGTCTAAGTTGTTTAACACCTGACGAAATCAATGTACCTAATGAAACTTATAGGCTTACTGAGCCTCAAAATGTAATTTTACGTAGTGGAGGAGGAGCAAAAAACAAAGTCACTACAGCATATGAAGATGCGTTGAATGGACAAGTTGAATATTTTATAGATGATATTACAATCGAAGGTATTGTAACACCAAGCAAATCTACAAGAACAACAAACGCAACATTTTTAAATTTTACAGTAACAGAACCGTATAGTATGGGTTTATTTTTACAAACTTGTATGATTGCCGCTCAAGAAGCAGGTTTTACAAATTATTTGCAAGCACCTTTTATGTTAACGGTAGAATTTATAGGATATGACGATAATGGCGACATATTGACAGTCGATAATGCTTCTAAATTAAGAAGAAACTTTCCTATTAGGTTTACTAGTGTAGAATTTGATGTAAAACAGAGCGGATGTACTTACTATGTTGAAGGCATTCCTTGGAATGAACAAGCATTTATTGATCAAACAGAAAGTTCTGGATATGATTTATCATTATCAGGTGCTACAGTAGGAGAAGTATTACAGAGTGGCGGACAAAGTTTAACAACTATATTAAATGGTAGGGGAGCAGAATTACAACAGCAAGGTAAAGTAAGTAGTGCTGATGAATTTGTGATTACATTTCCAGAAGAAATTTCTAGTTTTAAGTCAGCAGTAGCAACAAACAAAACTGTGAACTCTGCAACTGTTACACCACAAAATAATTCTTCTGGTGGTGGCTTTATGGATATAGTATCTACTGGATTAAAGTTTTTTGGTATAGTCGGAGCATTAAAATCAGGAAATGCAAATAATTTGTTTAGCATTTTATCAGGAGGACTAGGTAGTATTGCACCTGACGGTATAGAAAGATTCTTATCAGGAGTTACAGGATTGGTTATGACAAAAAATCCTATTAATGAAAAGTTATCATCTACAGTACAAAATGGCAGTTTGAACATTTTTGGCGGTTCAAAAATAATTAATAGTGTGAACGATCCTGGAAACAAACCACAAGGGGTAAGTTCTTTAAATTATGATAAGCAATTTAATGTGTACAATAGAACTGCAACTGTTGTAAGTGATGATAACAGAAATTTTTCTTTCCCTCAAGGAACTAAAGTTACAAAAATAATTGAAGAAATTTTATTAAGTAGCCAGTGGGGACAAAATTTAAATAAACAACAACCAGATGAGAACGGAATGGTTACTTGGTTTAAAATACAACCAAATGTGTTTATTAAAAATGATGTAGGACAAGAACAACAGGCTGGTGCACATAGCAAAGTATACAATTATAAAGTTCAAGAGTATAAAGTACATAGTAGTCATTTTCAGCAACCTACTAATGCTGGTATTGGGTATAAGAATTTAGAAAATAAGGTTGCAAAAGAATACAATTATATCTATACTGGAGAAAATACTGAAATTATTAATTTTGATATAAAAATTGATACTGCTTTTTTTACTGCAATATCAAAAGATAGAGGACAAGAAGCAACTGATAAAAAATTAAATGGTCAAAATAAAATGACTGTAGATAATAATCAACCACAAACAAATGCAAAAACTACAGGCGGAATAAGTCTTACAGGAATGGCACAACAAATAGATATACTAGGCACAAGCACTGGAGGAATAGGTGGTGCTGGAATTGATAACAATAAAATTAGAACTGCAAGACTTTTCCAAGATGTTATTGTTAATAGTGATGTAGACCTTGTAATGTTAAATCTGGAAATTCACGGAGATCCGTATTTTATTGCAGATAGCGGAATGGGTAATTACACAAGTGAATCTGCAGGAAATAACACCACTACTGATGGCACTATGGATTATGAAAGAAATGAAATAGATGTAATAGTAAACTTTAAAACACCAATAGATTATAATGATAAAACTGGTGGTATGTTTTTTCCAGAAGATGTTGTTTCTGTAGATGCATTTAGTGGTTTATATAGAGTTGTATTTGTTGAAAACAGATTTATTAATGGAGAATTTACACAAACATTACAGTTATTAAGAAGAAGAAATCAAGAAAGAGATTTTAAGTCTTCTGGTACAGCAGATACTACTTTTAAAATGAAAGATGCTTCAGCAAATGAAGTAGGATTTACACCTTTTAGATAAGGCGGAGTAAAATTTAATGTCAACAGAACTACCATCAAATAATCAACAAACAAGTACAGTATCTGATCAGGGGTCTGATAAGTTATATGGCATTTATGTCATGCGTGTCATAGATCATATCGACACAGAGTATCAAGGTGCATTATTAGTTGAAAGAATTACAAACTATACTCCAGGAAATCCTGATCAAACTACAGGTAACACATATACAGTAAGATATGCTTCACCTTTTTTTGGTACTACTGCAATAGAACATGCTGGAAAAAATGATAGTTATAACAATAGTCAAAAAAGTTATGGATTTTGGGCTGTTCCACCTGATCCAGGTTGTTTAGTATTAGTAAGTTTTGTAGAAGGAAATGCCGCTTTGGGTTATTGGTTTGCTTGTATACAAGATAGTTACATGAATTTTATGGTTCCTGGCGGACAACCTGTAACAAATTTAGTAAGTGGTAATGTTCCAAGCACATTACGTGGAAAAAAATTACCAACAGCAGAATATAATAAAAAAATTAATAGTGCAAGTACTAATGATCCTACAAAATTTAAAAAACCTGTTAATGAAGATTTCGTTGCTTCACTTACAGAGCAAGGATTAGTAGAAGACGATATTAGGGGATTAACAACTACAAGTTCAAGGAGAGAATTTCCTAGTTCAGTAATTGGCATAAATTCTCCAGGTCCTGTAGATAAAAGACCAGGTGCTCCAAAAGGACAAAAAGGAGTAAAGGAAGGAAAAGCAACCATATATGTAAACAGACTAGGAAGTAGTAGTTTTGTAATAGATGATGGTGATGATAAAATTATTAGGAAAGGTTCGCCTACTGATTCACCATATGAATATGTGAGTAAAGAAGCAAAAGAATCTGGCGGAGATGTAACACTACCACAAAATGAATTAATACGTTTAAGAACTAGAACTGGTGCACAAATTCTAATGCATACTACTGAAGATTTGATATACATTAACAATAGTAAAGGTTCGGCTTGGTTAGAAATGTCTAGTAATGGAAAAATAGACATATATGCTAAAGATA